TAAAGTGCTGCGAGAGCGTGAAGAGGAACTCGCGGACGCTCTATCGAATGGTGTTGCCAAAGACTGGGAGCATTATAAATCTTTGGTGGGAGAGATACGGGGACTTTCCTACGCGCGGTCAGAGCTAAAAACCCTGCTGGAGAATAACGCAGAAGATGTCGAAGACCTTATATCTTCCTGAACATCTCGCGCAAAAAATGAACAAAGGAAAGGCCGATGCTTCGGACCCTTCTGTTGTTGATGGCGCGTATGTTGACGCCAAGGACCGAGTGCTAGACCCGGACCTTTTAGATAAATCCCTTCTTGATAGGCTACCGCAACCCACGGGTTGGCGGCTTTTGGTGATGCCTTATCAGGGGGCTTCCAAAACCACGGGTGGTTTACACATCCCTGACGAGGTTAGAGACCGAGAGGCGGTGGCGACAGTAGTTGCTTACGTTTTAAAACTTGGACCTTTGGCTTATGATGACCCTTCAAAATTCGGTACGCAGGTTGACCCGTGGTGCAAGGAAGGCGATTGGGTTTGTATCGGTCGATATTCTGGGTCGAGGTTTAAGATAGAGGGCGGTGAAGTTCGCATCATTAATGATGACGAGGTGATAGCCACTCTTCTGGAACCAGATGACATCAAGCACGTTTAGGGGGCTACAATGGCAGAAGAACAAACAGTTATGGAAGACGAGTCTGTAGAAGTAGAGATTGATGCTCCGGAGGGAGAGTCAGAACAAGTCGAGGTTTCTGCAGAAACGGAACAGAAGAGCGATGAGGAACTTGAGAATTATAGTTCCAACGTTCAGAAGCGCATCTCTAAGCTTACTGAAAAGTATCGAAATGAGGAACGGGTTAGCCAAGAGGCCACTCGTGTTGCTCAGGAGCTTATGAACGAGAACAAGCATCTTAAAGACCGCATGCAGAACTTGGACAAAGGATATTTGTCTGAGTACGGCGGTAGAGTTGAAGCTCAGATGGACGCGGCTAAGAGAGTGTTCAAGGAAGCTCATGAGACGGGCGATGCTGATAAGATGGTTCAGGCTCAGGAGGCGATGTCAAAGATCGCTATTGAGCAAGAACGTCTTCGTATAGCTAAGGAACGTTCTGACAAAGCAGAGGTTGCGAAGGAGGAGACGTTTACTCCAGCCGCCACGCCTCCCCCAGAAAAACCTGCGGCAAAGCCCGATCCCAAAGCGCAGTCTTGGGCAGAGAGCAATACGTGGTTTGGCGCGGATGAGGTCATGACTTACGCAGCTTTTGGAATACACCAAAAGATGGTAGAGCAAGAAGGGTTTGACCCGACGAGCGATGACTACTATAGTGAGGTTGATCGCCGTATACGTGTGGAGTTTCCACACAAGTTTCAAAAGGCGAACAAAACGGGAGGAGCACAGGTCGCATCCGCTGGCGCATCCGCATCCCGCAGCACTACAAAACAGGGGCGCAAGTCGGTTAAGCTCTCACCGTCACAAATAGCGATGGCGAAACGTTTGAACGTGCCGCTTGAAGAATACGCTAAGTATGTGAAGGATTAAGACTATGGCTAATCGCAAACCTCGTGAAAGCGAGACCCGTGAAACAAGTTCACGCAGAAAACCTTGGGCACCGCCCAGCCACTTAGAAGCACCAGAAGCCCCTCCGGGGTATGTGCATCGTTGGATACGAGTCGCAATGCGAGGCGAAGAGGACAAAATGAATGTCCATGCCAAGTTGCGCGAAGGATGGGAACCTGTTCGTTCTGATGAGTATCCAGACTATGAGGCCCCCGTCATTGATGATGGAAGGTATCAAGGAGTAATAGGGCAAGGCGGACTAATGCTTTGTCGCATGCCTGCCGAGACTATCGACGAACGATCCGCGTACTACGGGAACCGGACCCGCGAACAGATGGTAGCTGTCGATCAGGATTTAATGAAGGAACAACATCCTTCAATGCCGATATCTAATAATCGGCAAAGTCGTGTATCGTTCGGAGGATCACGTAGAGACTCCGACTAAACTTAGAGGATTGCTATTATGGCAAATTCAAATGGAGCATTCGGGCTACGTCCGTATGGCATTCTAGGGTCCGCTGCTAATACCACTGGTACAACCGAGTATCGGATAGCTTCGGACAATAGTAACCCGATCTTTCAAGGCATGGCGGTTATCCCGCTTGCTGGAGGGGTCATTGACGATCTGCAAGCTGCGGCTGGCGGTAACGTCTCAATCGCTGGCGTCTTTAATGGATGTGAGTATGTTTCTTCCGTGGATGGTTCAAAGGTTTTTTCCAACTTTTGGCCCGGATCAGGAGCAGACTCAAACTTTCCTGTAAAGGCGTTCTTGTACGACAACCCAGCACAGTTGTTCACTGTTGCAACGTCTAACGTTGTTGCTGCGGCAAACACTGAGGCTGAAATTCGTGCAGCGGTCTTTGCAAACATTGCGTTTGCTACAGGCAACAGCGGTTCAACCAGTACCGGTATTTCTTCAGCAACCGCTGATTTAAATACTATCGCCACCACCAATACATTGGCGTTGCGTATTATGGGCGTCATGGACGATCCTGATAACAGCGACTTTACTGCGGCTGGTATTCCGTTAATCGTTCGTATCAACAACCACTTCAATGCGCCTACGGGTTCCATTGCGGCTGGCACTGTTTCCACGACAGGCGTATAAGGAGTTTAGAAAATGGCTATTTCTCGCGCACAACTAGCGAAAGAGCTAGAACCCGGACTAAACGCTCTGTTTGGAATGGAGTACGACCGTTACGAAAACCAACACTCAGAAATCTACACAACAGAATCTTCGGACAGAGCGTTCGAGGAAGAAGTTATGTTGAGTGGATTTGGCGCTGCGCCTACTAAGGCGGAGGGTTCCAACGTATCGTTTGACGATGCTAACGAATCATACACTGCTCGTTACAACCACGAAACTATCGCACTTGCGTTCTCTATCACAGAGGAAGCAATCGAAGACAATCTCTATGATCGTCTTGGTTCGCGGTATACTCGTGCGTTGGCTCGCTCAATGGCACACACCAAGCAAGTTAAGGCCGCTGCGGTTCTTAACAATGCATTTACTGCTGGCGCTACTGCTGGTGGTGACGGGGTTGCTTTGTGTGATGCGTCTCACCCTCTGACGAATGGTGGCACATTTGCTAACGAACCTTCGACAGCCGCTGATTTGAATGAGACATCTCTTGAAGATGCCTTGATTAATATCGCTGGTTTTGTTGATGAGCGTGGATTAAAGGTTGCTCTTCGGGGCTTGAAGCTTCTTATCCCACGTCAACTGCAGTTCGTTGCAGAGCGCCTGATGGTGTCTAACCTTCGCGTTGGCACTGCGGATAATGATACCAACGCAATCCGTTCGATGGGTATGTTGCCTAATGGCTTTGCCGTTAACGACTTCCTGACGGACCCAGATGCGTTCTTCATCATGACTGATGCTCCTCGTGGAATGATCCACTTTGAGCGCACCGCTCTTTCCACCAACATGGAAGCAGACTTCGACACAGGTAACATGCGCTTTAAGGCGCGTGAGCGTTACAGCTTTGGGTTCTCAGACCCACGTTGTATCTTCGGTTCCCCCGGAGCGTAACCTGTGTTACAATAACCGCAAGGATTTTCCCTCCCTGCTCAACTGAGGCGGTCTTCGGATCGCCTCTTTCTTTTTGTTAAAAGGTTGTGTATCATTCTGTCATCCCTGACAGGCGCATAATGCGTCTGACACTAGCCACGACAGGAGTATAACATGGCTAATACAACTTTTTCGGGTCCAGTGCGTTCTGAAAACGGCTTTCAAGTTGTTTCTAAGAACACCACTACGGGCGCATTTACCACTGTGGCAAGCACCGCGTCTACTGGTATTGTTACTAACAAGTATGTAAAGCACGTTGGTTATGCGACAGGTGTTACTGTAAACACTACCGCAGGCGATAGTCCGACCATTGGTGAGTTTACGCAACCAGCAAACACCATTATCACTGACATTAAAATCTTTTGTGATACCTCTCCAGTAATCGGCACAGGTGATATTGGTTATGAGGTTGGTACGGATTCTTCTGGCGCACAGATCGTTGCGGCTCAGACTGATGAAATTTTAGACGGGGGTACAACTGTTGTTGAGCATAACGTGACTATAACCGCGTTGGTTCTTCAGACGCAGGATGGCACTACTGCTCCGGCTTCTGTTCAGTACACTTCTGCGGAACGTACAATCTTCTGTAATATTACCAATACGGTTGACGCTACCACTGCGGGTTCGTTTACGTTCATCATTGAGTATGTGCAAATCGCATAAATAGGAGCGTGATATGGCAGATGCTGTAGCTACACAGACGCTTTTTGACGGGGCTAAAAGGGTTGTTCAAAAGTTTACGAACATCTCAGATGGCTCCGGAGAATCGGCAGTTAAGAAGGTTGATGTTTCTGCACTGACTACGGGTTTAGATGGCGCTGCTTGTACTGGCGTTGTGATAGAACGAATCTGGTGGCAGTGTATTGGCATGAAGGTTCAAATTCTTTGGGACGCAACAACCGATGTTCTATGTATTGAACTAGGTGAGAACCAAAGCGGTAATCATGAGTACAGTGTGTTTGGTGGTTTGACTAACAACTCCGGCTCTGGAAAGACCGGAGATGTGATGTTCACAACA